CGCAAGCTTCTTCAGCACCTCCTTCCCAGTCGGTTTCACCACTTTCAGAAGCAGATCGGCAAGCGGTTTTGCGAGCAGTGCAGAAGTCGTTGCAACGACAGCAATCGATGCAGTCGCAGTCACAGCACCAGCACTAGGGATATTGCCTACAATCTGAGCAGGGAGAGATAAAGTCTCTGTTATCTGAATACATTCCTTACCAACCAGTCGATACTCAGTAACAATCTTGTTACCCTTGATGTGATTGACTGGTTCTTTTAGTCTTTGTGCTTCTGTAGGACACTCTACCTTTGCTGTCGCTGCTTTACCTGTGTCAGGTATCTCAGGAGTCTCTACTTCAGGTGTCTTAGTAGGTGCTACAGGAGGGACTGGAGTCTCATACTCGAAGTCCATCTTATTTGTGTCATAGTCTAGTGGATTGAATGACGGGACACCAGCGTCACAGTATGTGACCAGTCCATTCTCATCATCAATACCGACAGTATTAGAATTATTGTTTGATTCGTGTGCCTCTACACATCCAGGGATGTCCACGATGGGTACACCTACCTGATTGACAATAGGTGTTGCTGCTGGCACAGCAGCTGGTGGGGATACCACCCAGTCACGGACCTCGGGGATTTTAACGTCCCCGATGTCTATATCATCTAGTCGAATGTCTCTAATTTCCATCGAGATAAGTGGCAACTAAAACAATTCTTCTGCCTTCTACTGGTGTCTGATGACAATGAAGACCTGAGAAAGTAACAACGTCATCCTCTATAGGTCTGTATGCCGAAGCAGGAGTCAGAGTATCACCACCAACAGATGTTAGATACAAAAGAATATTCTTGTGATCAAACTCATGATCATGATGAAAAACGTTTGTCTTTATATTTTTTTCTGAATGCACAGCATTGGCATTCATTCTATATATGCACTGCGCTTTGATGTTGTTGACTTCAAATATCTCTCTCAACACACACTCAAATAGATCTGAGTGCTCAGACATTACTCTTGGGTATAGTTTGATTCCAGGTCTCTCCAAGAAAACATGTGAATAAAATCCAAACTTGTCCTTATTTTCTGTGTAAAACCACTGAAAAGAATCTGACAACACTATGTTTTTCAGAGCATAATATGCGTCAGTCTTAGGGTTAAGTAGTTTGGTAAACATTATCTAGGGAATGGCATCAGACCAAGATTAGTATTCAAATGATAGCAGTCTTCAGTCAATAGATCAAATCCAATAGTAATTCTAGGTGTATCGAAGTCCTCATCGACTTCGACTTTATGGTATTGGTGTCCTGGTCCTATGTAAATGTTACCAACCTCGTTGATAACCTTACGATCTTCAAAGACTGTCCTAGTTTTATGTGGACGGATAGAGATGTATCCATGGATTGGCCATTCATGCGTGTGCCACTTAAGGACTTCACCTGGCATGTGATAGTTTAACCAGGATTGCATCCAGAGTCTCTTATGCCCACCAACATAGTCCCATACAACATCTTTTAATTCACAATAAAGATCATAGAATAGTGGCGTTGCCGACACCATCCCAAAGAAATTGTATTTGTTATACGCCCAGGTATGTCCTTCTTCAAATGGATTATCAGCAACTGATTTCTCAATGATATCAATCATCTCATGCTGATATTTTATAATCAATTCAGACTTAGCAATCATTAAATACTTCACCAACTTGTGATCCTAACTCGGACCCTGCCTTCTGTCCTAGAAGGAGTGCCCAACCACCTGCCAACCATCCAATGTAAGGGACGCTAGACAGTGCAGGGACAGCGACACCAGCAGCAATAGCACTACCTGCCATCGCACCTTGTGACCGTGCTCCAGCGTCCGCCACTATGCACTCTACGCTTTTCGCATTCTGCTTTCCCTCTTCACCTATTGCACCTCCCATGTTACGGGTACCATCCATAGTGTATTGATCATAGCGAGTCTCGGTGCGTCTCTCATGACTGCCACCAAACATTCCCTTCTTATCCTTGTCCAGGTTTAGAGATCTATGTGACTCTAAGATGGCAGGATCATTGGCCTTGTATTCAATACTGTAACCATCCTTAGTTGCTTCAAGTTTGTAAGAAGAATAAGGAGTCCCTTGCGGGATCTGGATTGTAGGGACCTGTGGCACACGAGGTTGCTTTGGTCTGTGGATAACATACCCTAACAGACCAATGTGGGCGAGAGCGAAAGCGCCCCCGACCACACCTGCTGCGATCTTTAGTTTGTTATTCATGGCAGTGAGGGGATAGACGCACCTCCAGTTGCCTTAGGCAGCTCAGGGGTTGCAGAATCCATTAGTGTTGGCAGAGCACCAGCGATTGCTTCTGTTGCTGCTGCGGCAACCTTACCCATTAGTCGGGCTTGGATTGCTTCTCTTTGCATATAAACATATGCTCCACCACCGATGATGGATGCAGTCCCTAGAAATGATAGGACTGCTAGGGCATTAAATACCTTTTGCATTTTCTTCCTCCTTTTTACCGATTGACGGGGCTTTCTTTGGAGCACTACCATTTTTCGCAGGCGAAAGTCCGAAGGCAGCTAACGAGCCGCTGAAGACCGAGGCTATGAAGGTAGGATCGAAATCTAAGATTTTCTGTCCGTTAGGAAGTCGGACGTAACTGAAGGTGAGTAGGGATGCCGACCAGATAAGGACGACAACTTTCACTAAATTACCAAGAACTTCACTTTTATCTTCATCATTTTCCTTCTCATCTACAGCAGGCTTTGTGTCTGCCATGATAAGTTATACCTCTGCTGGTTGTTTTTTCTTTCCAATGTTGTATTTAGACTCAAGAGTCCATTCACCTTTGTCCTTGAAGGACAAAACTTTAATTTGATTCAGTGGTGCCAGGTCAGCAGCCTCTTCCTCTCTCGCGATTGCAATCAAACCCCAGTCTGATAACAATTTTGCAATGCGATTTCTACGTTGGATGTCATTCGTGGTGATGTTGGTTGGCTTTCCATCCAACGCAAACAACTCCTTGAAGTGTACAACGTAATACTTACCACGTCTGTGGAGAATATGACAAGACTGATACAGTTTGCGCTCTTTCCTTGACGCAACACCAATGCGGGTGAGGGTCTCTCTTACCTTGAGAAAGTCATCAGGTTCCTTAAGCGTCACTTCGAGCATCATGTCTTGAGACCATTGGATCTCGTCGCTCATTTCTTACCTCCAGTATTCAATTTAGATGCAATGATTTGTAGTTGGTCCTGGGTTAGAATCTTTAGCGCCGCTTGTGCTTTCTCAGTGTTGTAACCATAGTATTTTTTAACTAGGTCAAGATCACCGTCCTTTATCTTCTTGTCCCATGGAGAAAATCGTTTTGACTTTCTCACACTATATAGGTAATAAGAATATTGCAGATCGTTATCAGCATGATCGCACATATTCATCATGTTAGCGTGCATCAACGTGTCAATATGATGCATCATACATTTGTTGATAACGTATGCTGGATACTTCTTCATGGCAACAGGATCTTCTGTAAGATCTCCCTGCTTTAGATTGATGCTGTTGAGATAATCTTTGAGAGGGATATCATACTGTTTCATAGAGGGATGCCAGAGGGGTGGATTCAGTGAAGTTAGTGACCAGCAATTCGGTCTTGAGTTTATTGTCTGCCCTATGCTTCATACCATAGGTAATCTTAAACTCCTCTTGGTTGAAGTCCTTGTATGCTTCCTTCAACTCATCATCGATATTATATGTGACCAACCAGTTGTGGGGACATTCCTTACAATCATCTACAAACTGAAGGTGATTGAAATTCTTATGCATCTCTGCATTGGTGCCATACAGAAATGTCTTGATCTTGTATGGAGGATCCAAGAATACGAAGACATTGCTACGCTCACTGCTGTCCTCATGCATCACTTCACTGTAGTCCAGGTTAGTAATGTGCCAATTCTGAATCACCTGAGAGATACCCTTCAAATGATTTGCACCACGAGTGGTAAAGTTTTGTCTGGATGCAGTCTTAGAGAAGGATGAGTTTTCAGTCAACCCGCTATAGCTACACTTATTAAGAATCCAAAAAAGCACAGCTTGTTGAAAAGTATCAGCCTTGGATATCTCACTCTTGGCGGATAGGAATAACTCCTTTGCTTTTTCTTCTGTACTGTTTTCAACTTTGATGTTGTAAAGGGTATCTGATAACTCATCACCATGATCTTGAAGAGTCTTCCAGAAACTGTAGAGATACTCATACTTATCATTAACCCACACAGGGATGTCAGGATACTTCTGAGAGAATAGAAGTGCTACACTCCCACCGCCCACGAAGGGCTCACGAAATTCTTTAATGTCACTTGGAAACTTCTCAAGCAACATCTTTGCTACCCTTGATTTACCACCAGGGTAGCGCAGTGGTGTTTTCAAATACTTCATTGTATAGAGACTTTCAGTTGTGGCATTTCCCATGGACCCACATTCACAT